AGCTGATGTACACACAGAAAACCAAATAAACCAAGAACAAATTAATAAACACGAAAACTAAAAACAATGATTGTATTAAACATTTGCAAAGAAGACATCAACTGGAAGGAAGCTAAGAACGGCAAAAACTACGCAAACGTAGCTACCGACTTCTTAAAAGAACCAGATGACAAAGGAAACACGCACACAGTATGGAACAACCAAAGCCCAGAGGAAAGAGCAGAAAAGGCTAAGAAAAACTACTGCGGTAGAGGTAAACAAGTTTCTTACAACGCACCAACAGGTAAGAAGGAATTTGCCGTAAACCAACAGGAAAGCGAAGACGATTTACCATTCTAAAAACTACGTTGGGTGATAACGTTAAGCACTTTAAAACCTAAAACTATGAGCCAAAACCAACAAATCGCAAACTACCTAAATAAAGGTAGAAAGTTAACCCCTATTGATGCACTTAACAAGTTCGGATGCTTTAGATTAGCAGCAAGAATAGCAGACCTTAGAAACGATGGTATGAAGATAAAAACTACCATTATTAAGCTAAAAAATAAGAAGCAAGTTGCACAATATTCGGTTAATTAGTGTATTTTTGTATTAGGTGTTGCAGACCTATTAACAACTTATTGCCCTTGAGATGAACTCCTATCTGCAACATAGGAGGGATTTGATAGGGCTATTTTATTTATGAAAAGTAACAGTTATTATTTTAGCCACGATTACAATTCGGCTAATGATACCAAGATTCTGTTTTTAAGGCATCAACTTGGTATGGAAGGTTATGGCATTTATTGGTTTATTATTGAGCAATTAGCAAATGCTGGAGGTAAATTACCATTAGAGTTGATTCCTGTTTTAGCTATGCAAATGCAAACAACAGATGTAAAGGTCAATGGAGTAGTTCATAACTTTGATTTATTTACAATTGAATCTGGAGAATTTTACTCGGAAAGATTACAAAATCACTTAGCTTTAAGGCAAAATCTAAGCGAAAAGGGAAAATTAGGTGCTGCTAATAGATGGAAAAATGGGGGGGCTATTGGGGATGCCATTGGGGAGGGCAATGCAAAGGAAAGAAAAGAAAAGGAAAGTAAAGTAAAAGAAAGTAAATTAAAGGTTAATAAGCAAACGCTATTTAGTGAAACAGAATTTTTAGATATAAATAAATTTAAGGCAGCTTTTATTGGAAGTCAATATGAAGAAGCTAATTTTGAATATTATCACGAAGTAATTAAAAATTGGTCAGAATCTAATGGGGAAAAAAAATTAAATTGGATAGCCACTGCAAAAAATTGGATGGCAAGAGATTTAAAGGAAGGTAAATTTGTACATATAAACTATAAACCAAATGCAACAGGAATTAGCAACAATCGCAAACCAACTTACTCTGAACAACAAGCCACAGACCTATGGAATCTCTAAACTTGAACCAGATGAATTAAAGGTTTTTTCTGCATTAGAAACAATGAGTGTTGGTAGATGTTCACCGATTGAGGTAAAAGAACATTTAAAGACCTGTATTGCTTTAAGTGGATGCCAAACACCTACAATAGAACTATTTCAGTTTTTATGCGAATTTGTTATAAAGAATTATGGAAACTATAAATTAAAGGAATTAGGAGTTGCATTTGAACTTTATGCAATGGGTAAACTTTCGGTTGACAAAGCGATTATGTTTACACCTAAATTCTTTGGGGATGTTATGTCAGCCTACAAGCCGATAGCTTTACAAGTAAGACAAAAGACTTATGTAGAGCCACCAGCAATTGAGATACCAAAAATCAATGATGATGAAGTAATTGAGGCATTGTACCAAAATTGGGAGAAGTCAACTAAAAAGGATTGGAAACTACTTAACATAATGGCTTTTGACATCCTCTGGAAGCGAAAAGATTTAAACACAACTAATTTGTCAAAGGAAGTAGCTGAAAAGATAAAGGCTAAAGTTATAGCATACTACAAGGTCAATGCGAAAACAGATAAAGAACTTGAAAGATTAACCGATGAGTTATTTATAAAAAACGAGTGCAAAAGATATTCTTTGTACTTACACTTACAAAACCAACTATAATATGATTAAAATAATTATAACAATAATAGCTTGGGAATTATTAAAAACTTTATACTACAAACTGATTAACCGATGACAGGATTAAACAACAACATTGAGGTAAGATTGATTTATTTAGATACAAAAGAGGAGATATTATTTAGATCAATAGCAAAGGCAACAAGGTTCTTACATACTGATTACAAAACGATTATGACCTATATGAACCCAATTAACAAAAAACGCTACAAGCATAATGACCGACTTTGTGTTGTTAGATTGAAAAAGTAACCCTAATTTTGCTTTATGCCATTGATACCTTTACCAAAGTTGTTAGAAAAAACCCAAAAGGTAGTTAATGCATACATAAGGAAAAGAGATGAAGGATTGCCTTGTATTAGTTGCGGAAGCTACAATGGTAATCAAGCTGGACACTACTTTACTGTGAAAGGTTATTCGGCTTTAAGGTTTAACGAATGGAATATACACTTGCAATGTGCTGGATGCAATATGTATAAACACGGCAACCAAGCAATGTACCGAATTGGCTTAGTAGAAAGGATAGGAGAAAAGGCGGTCAAGGAGTTAGAGTTTGAAGCGGTTAACAATAGGGTAAAGAAATGGCAAAGAAACGAATTATTAGAACTAATTGACAAATACAAGTAACATATTCGCAACTTGCAAAGAGGATTCGGTAGCTGGTTATTTCTGCTATTCCTTTGAGATTGAGGATTGTACGCACTATGTATTTGGAGAAACAAAAGAAGAAGCATTTAATTTTATGGCTGACTTTATAAAAGAATACACAAAAAACAACAATGAACATCAACGAAATCAAACCTAACCCAAACAATCCAAGAATTATCAAGGATGACAAGTTTAAAAAGCTGGTTAAGTCAATCCAAGATTTTCCACAAATGCTTGAACTTAGACCAATAGTAATAGATGAGAATAATATCGTATTAGGTGGAAATATGAGGCTAAAGGCTTGTATTCAAGCTGGGCTTACGGATGTACCTGTAAAACAAGCTAAAGAACTAACTGAAGAACAAAAGAAAGAATTTATAGTAAAGGATAACGTAGGATATGGCGAGTGGGATTGGGATGACTTAGCAAATAATTGGGATGAGCAATTACTTACAGAATGGGGTTTAGATATACCAAACTTTGATGCAAACGTATTAGAGGCTAAAGAAGATGACTTTGCAGTTCCAGATGGCGGAACAGAAACGGATATAGTATTAGGAGATTTATTTGAGATAGGTGAACACAGATTACTTTGTGGCGATAGTACAGATAGCGACCAAGTGGCAAAGCTAATGAACGGACAAAAGGCTGATATGGTATTTACCGACCCACCTTATGGCGTAAATATGAATAGAAGTGGTAAAATATTAAATGATAATTTGAATAATGATGATTTATATAATTTATTAAATTCTGCTTTTGTTAATAGTATTCTATTTTCTAAAGATTGTCATTTTTATTGGTGGATTGGATTTAAAGGTTATTCTTTAATGGAAAAATGCTTTATTGATAATGATATAAAAATAGATAATTGCATAGTTTGGAATAAACCAAGTATAGGATTAGGTAAAACAGGTTATAGATATAAGCATGAATTATGTTTATTTAAAGGAGAGATAAAAGACAAGTCTTTAAGCGATGTATGGGATTTTGGAAGAGATAGAGAGGGTTTACACCCTACAATGAAGCCAATAGAATTAATATCTTATGCTATGAACAATTCAAGTAAAATAGATGATTTAGTTTTAGATTTATTTCTTGGGTCTGGGTCAACAATGGTTGCATCAAATCAAGTTAAACGTAAATGCTATGGTATGGAACTTGACCCTAAATACTGCCAAGTGATTATAGATAGGATGAAAAAACTTGACCCTTCATTGGTTATCAAAAAGAACGGAGTAGCTTTGTAATAATTAGAGGAAAATAAGAAATATGGCAAATAATCATAATTTAATACCAGCACAAAAGGGGGAAGTAAGAAACCCAAACGGAAGGGGTAAAGGTGTGCCTAATAGCAAGACAAGACTTTTACGTTTATTGGAATTGGTTACAAAGGTACGCAACCCAGTTACAGGAGAAGATGAGGAGTTTACAATAGCCGAGCAATTAGATATGCAGATCATAGCTAAGGCAAGGAAAGGCGATTTAAAGGCTTATGAAATCCTTTTAGATAGATTAGAAGGCAGACCTAAACAAACAACCGACATAACCGCTGACATAAAGGGTAATGTGCAAATAACCATAGAACCAGATGCAGATTGTCAACCAATTAAAGATTAAGGCTACTCCAGTCTTTTATGCCAATAAAAAGGCATACGAAGAAGGTTATCCGATAATTTGTAACGAGGGTGGGTCAAGATCAAGCAAAAGTTATTCAGTTGTTCAGTTGTTGATTCACATTGCTTTAACCAAGCCTAATACAAGAATTTCGTGTGTATCTCATTCCTTACCACACATCAAGCGTGGAGTTTATAGGGATTTCAAAAACATATTGGAGCAATGGAATATTTGGGATGAAAAGGATTTCCGATATACTGATTTCATTTATACATTTAAGAACGGCTCATATATAGAGTTATTTGGATTAGAAGACCCTGACAAAGCAAAAGGACCAGCAAGGGATATACTATTCGTAAACGAGGCAAACCTAATTAGCAAGGCTTTGTTTGACCAGCTTTTGATTCGTACTACTGGACAATCATTCTTAGATTGGAATCCAGCCGACTTTATCTCTTGGGTATATGAGGTAGCTGATAACCCAAAGAACAAACGCATCCATTCTACTTACCTAAACAATATCTCAAACCTTAGTGAAAGCCAAATAAGAAACATTGAGCAATACAAAGATTTACCAGATGACTTTATGTGGAAGGTTTACGGATTAGGGGAACGAGGTTCAGCAAAGGAAATTATATACACTCAATGGAAACAATATGACCAAGCACCAGATGGTGATGTATTCTATGGATTAGATTTTGGTTACGTTCACCCAGCTGCATTAGTTAAGGTTACTCACTACGAAGGACAAAACTACTTTGAGGAAATTGTATATCAAAGCGGATTGACTCTTAGTGATCTATCAAGATTGATTAAAGAGAAACTACCAGAACGAGCTACAATCTATGCGGATGCTGCCGAGCCTAAATCAATTGAGGAACTTTACCGACAAGGCTTTAACATTAAACCAGCACAAAAGGATGTATGGGCAGGAATTGTAAAGATGAAGTCTTATCCAATAAACTTGCACTACAATAGCAAAAACCTAAGAAGGGAGTTTATGTCTTACAAATGGAAAAAGGATAAAAACGATAACGTAATAGAAGAACCTGTAAAGGCAAATGATGACTTGATGGATGCTTGTAGGTATGCCGTGTTTACGCATTTAACCAAGCTAAAATTTGAGGTGTCGGTATTTTAGGATAAATTGTCTAACTTTGTTAAAATTCATATATAATGGGATTACTTGACTTTTTTGGTAAAAGACAAAAACTATCTACTGTACTACCACAAATTCCTTTTAACGGACAAGTTGCAATACAACAAGGGATAATAACTTGGCAAGGTGGCGATAACATTAGTTTCGTAAATGATGGGTATTCAGCAAATGATATAGTTTATTCAATCGTTAAATTAATTGCGGACAAGGCAAAACTTGCTCCATTCCACGTTTACAAAGTAGTGGATGAAACTTCTGCAAAGAAATACAAGGCGTTAATGAGCCAACCAGATAAGATTGAGAACTGGAAGGATGTTGAGAAGCTACATAAGAAAGCGTTTGAAATATATACAAAAGATGCACGATTAAACGAGTTGTTAAAATATCCTAATGAGGAAGATACATTTGGCGATTTCGTAGAGGCTTGGTGTACTTTTAAATTAGTTACAGGTAATTCTTTTGTTTACGCAAAGATGATTGAAGGTGGTAATAACGATGGTAAGCCGTATGAAATGTACGTTCTGCCTTCGCAGTATATGTATGTCTTAGCTGACATTCAAAACTTCCCTCCAACGATTAGCGGTTATCAATTAAACTATGGTCCACTTTGGAACTTTACTAAGCAAGAAGTACTACAAGATAAATACATAAACTTACAATGGAATACAACTGGAAATCAACTATATGGTCAATCACCATTGATGGCTGCTGCGAGAAACTTGACTCGTTCAAACGAAGCGAAAACTGCAGCGGTTGCTTCATTCCAGAATGGTGGTCCAGCTGGAGTTCTTTTTATGAATGATGAACGCTTTGACCCTATAAGTGGAACACAACAAGCACAAGCACTTAAGAGAGCAGTAAGCGAAAAAGGTGGTTCTGCTAATTTTAATTCAATTGCAGTTAGTGGTTATAAAGTTGATTGGAAACAAATCGGTTTAAGTCCTGTTGAATTAGATATCATTGAGAGTGAGAAGTGGGATATGAAAGCACTTTGTAATATTTACGGAGTAC